CTTATGGCCAACTCTACGATACAATGAAAAAGTTGATAGACATGAATTAATAACAAGAATATGAAAACAGCAGAACAGTTTTTAGAAGAATGCAAAGCAAAGTGGACGTTAAACACGCCAGAGAACTCCAAACAGGCGATGATAGAGGCATTAATACTATACGCAGAACAGGCAATAGACGAGTGTGCTCAAACATTTCGTTGGGAATGGGACTGTGATGATCCACATGATGCAGTAGAGATAGTAGATCCAGATACGATAAAAGAAGTAAAAAACATGCTAAAATGACAAGCGCAAAACAAGCAAGTGAAGAATCAAACCAAGTTAGATCTAGCTTAGAAAAAGAGCTCAGAGACTCAGACATAGCAAACATAGAGAAAAAAATCTCCAAAGCTATACAGAGAGGGGATCATGGAGTAGATTGCATTATAGGATTTTCAGAACACAAAACCCTATTAGAATCTTTGGGATACGGATTATATAAGCAGCCAAATGAAACTCTACTCTATAAAATAACTTGGTATAACTAGCCGAACGAAATATAAAACGCATATATTTATAGATGAAACACCCATAACTTTGTCGATCTTGGGAAGCGATATCCCTCGAGTGGTCACAGGCCACGATAAGACCGGCAACATTGTTAACACATAAAAAAGGAGAATCAAAATGTACATCACAGACTTAGGCTATGGCACATTTGCAAAGCCAGAAGCACACATCACATCAAAGAAGTCTAGGCTCAAAGTCTACGACAGCAAGAACATCTACCTCAAAGACGGAACAAATTTCGAGATAGAATTACACAACCCCACATCGACAAGATACATGGCAAAGATCTGGATCAACGGCAAGTTGGTTTCCACGTCTGGCATCGTAATCCCAGCAGGACAACGAGTATACATCGAGAGGTTCATCGATGAGAACGCAAAGTTCCTATTCAAGACTTTCGAGGTCGACAACGTAGAAGAGACAGTCGAGGCTAGAGAGAAGAACGGACTGGTCAAGGTCGAGTTCTATCCAGAGGTCTTCAAATTCAATACTGGCACGCTCACAACGATCACGCCTCCTGTATTCTATGACAGCCAAGTATATACTAGCCCAAGCGGAAACATCGTAGGATACAGCTCTACAAGCTACTACTCATCAACATCATTTGCAAACTCTTCTAACACATTTGCTGGGCCAAACATCAGAACCACTGGGCTAGGAAAGCAGCAGCTCAACGAAGCAAAGCCAGATTCAGTAGAGACGGGCCGAGTAGCTCAAGGAGAGAAGTCAAGCCAGAAGTTCACAAGCACGACAGGAGACTTCTACACAACACCATACTACCGCTACGAGATGCACTTGCTTCCAGAGTCACTGAGAGCCATAGAGGCAAACGAGATCAGGAACTACTGCGGAGAGTGTGGAGTAAGGATCAAGAAATCAAACTGGAAGTTCTGCCCAAACTGCGGAGAAAAGTTATAGGATCTTAAATAGGTTATGGGTGTTTCTTTAACCTACTGAAAAGAAAGATTACAAGTTTACGAAAATAAAGATTATATTATATCATGAGCAAAATCACACCACTAAATGGGTACTTAGTACTCAAGCCGGTAGAGACATCAGAGGAGATGGTCGGCAACATCATACTACCAGACATGGGAAAAGAACGCCCAGAGACAGGAGAGGTCATCGAGACTTCGGGTACGTACAACTACAACTCTGACACTACGATCCCATCAAACCTAAAAATAGGAGACATCGTTCTCATACCAAAGATGGGCACAACAAAGATCAGCCTCGCAGGAGAGGATTATTTCATCACAAAAGAGACGGAAGTCTTAGCAGTATTAAGTTAATATGAGCAATCCAACACATTACATGGCATTTTATACAGAAACAAAATCTTCTAAAGATGAGAATGACGTAGAAGTAGTAGATATGCAACTTAAAAATAAATACATTCCAGAACATCTTAAAGATTTGTATACTGAAAACTTTAGTCATCTTGGATCATCAGTATCAGGTCAAGATATAGATAATTTTTTAAAATCACACATTACACAATAATATGACTAAACAAGACATTGCAAAAGTAGCACATAGAAAGTGGATTAGTTTTCGATTATGCTGGAAAGGCTGCAGAATACTTTAAAGTATCGCCAAGTACAATAACTAAGTGGATTAAAGAAAGTAAATTTAAAATTTTAAACTAAAATAAATTATGAGTAAAACACAAAGTCTTTCAGGTCAAGAACTAAAAGAAAAACTTCTTGTTGGTATTGAAAAACTAAATATGACTGTATCTTCAACATTAGGACCCGGCGGAAGAAATGTAATACTGGTAGATTCTACTACTGGAGAAATTAAAATTTCTAAAGATGGAGTTTCCGTCGCAAAAAATTTCCATAAATTAGAAGATGAAATTGAGAATATCGGCGCTCAATTAGTAAAGCAGGTATCAATTAAATCAGCGAACGAAGCTGGAGACGGCACAACAACTTCGACTCTTCTCGCGACAAAGATGATCCAAGAGGGAATGAGAGAGATCCGCCAAGGCACCAATGCGGTAGAGGTCAAGGCTGGCATAGACAAGGCAGTAGCAATGGTCATCGAAGAGCTGAAGAAGTTCTCGGTAGACGTGAGCACAGAAGAGCAGATCAAGCAGGTTGCGACCATATCAGGCAACAATGACACTGAGGTAGGAGAGCTGATCTCTGCAGCAATAGACAAAGTAGGTCGCGAAGGTCTGATCACGATAGAAGAATCAAAGACAGGAGAGACTACGCTAGAAGTGGTAGAAGGCATGCAGTTCGACAGGGGATACAAGAGCCCGTACTTCGTGACAAACAACACTACTATGACCGCTATCCTCGAAGACTGCTACATCATGCTGTTCGACGGCAGGATAAATTCAGCAGCAGAGATCATACCGTTCTTGCAAAAAGCAAACTCAGAGAACAAGTCCATACTGATCATAGCAGAAGACTACGGAGACGAGGCGCTTGCGTTGATGATCGTCAACAAGATGAGAGGCGTAGTAAAGGTGTGTGCGGTGAAAGCCCCAGACTTCGGTGATCGCCGTACGCTGCTTCTTGAGGACATGGCGATACTGACTGGCGGAACGGTAATGTCAAAGAGCAAAGGGCACAAACTTGAAAAGATAACGCCCCAAGACATGGATAAGTTCTTAGGAAAATCAAGGTTGGCTACAATAAGCAAGGAAGACACGACGATGGTAGATGGCAAAGGAGACGCAGAGACGATACAAGCAAGGTCTCTGGAGATCAAAGATCAGATAGACAAAGCTCAGTCTTTCTTCGAGAAGGAGAAGCTGCAAGAACGACTTGGAAAGCTCATAGGCGGAGTGGCCATCATCAACGTAGGAGGCAACTCTGAGATCGAAATGAGGGAGAAGAAAGACAGGGTAGAAGACGCATTGCTTGCAACAAAGGCGGCACTGGCAGATGGCATACTTCCTGGTGGCGGTGTGGCTTTGATCAAGGCGATCATAGCGATGAACAGCAAGACTCTGGACTGGAAAGAGAACGAGAAGATCGGGTTCAAGATAGTCAAAGAGGCGTGCCATGAGCCTTTCAAGAGGATACTCTCAAACGCAGGCATGGACAACTGGTATGAGATCTTGCACAGCATAAACCAGAAAGACGACCAGTTCACTGCGTATGATGCGAAGAACAAGTGCATAGTCAATGGCATAGCAGCAGGGCTTTTGGATCCTACAAAGGTGGTAACGTCTTCGATCAAGAATGCTAGCGGAGTCGCCGGTACAGTTTTGACTGTTGAATCGGTGGTTTTATCTATTAAATCTAAAAAGGAACAAGAAGACTCAGAAAATTCTTTGGGTGGAATGAATTTAGGAATGTAAAATATAGATATTTATTATAGATAGAAAAGTGCCGTAATCATTTATCTATAATAAAACTTATTGGTCCATAGAATTATTAGCTATTACGGAGCTGGTATTTTTATAGGACCTTTTTATTTTATGAAACTAATATACATTTATGTTAAAAGAAGCCCCCTTGGTTTACTATATTTAGGAAAAACTATAAAAGATCCATATAAATATAAAGGGTCAGGTAGTAGGTGGTTAAATCATATTAAATTTCATAATTTTACAAATAAAGATATTGAGACTTGGATATTACACAAAACTGAAGATAAAGAAGATCTTAAAAAGATAGGAGAATATTATTCTATATTATTTAATATTGTAGAATCTAAAGAGTGGGCTAATCTTAAATTAGAGAGTGGTGATGGAGGAGGGAGTCCATGGACTCAAGAAAGAAGAGATCTTTTTATTAAGATGTTTTCTGGTGATAATCATCCAAATAAATCTATAAAAAATAGAGAGATTTTAAAATTATCATGGACTCAAGAAAGAAAAGATCACGTTAGTAAAATTATTAAAGGCTCTAAGATGTCTGATGTAGGTAAACAGAAAATTAAAGATTCTTGGACACAAGAGAGAAAAGATAAAATGGCTAAGTTAATAAAGGATGGTAAACATGGAAATTTTGGAAAGGGGCAGAGTGGGGAAAAAAACGGCATGTTTGGTAAAAGAGGAGCAGATCATCCATCATCTAAAAGAATAGCAGAGAATAATCCTATGTTTGGGAGAATAGGGAAATTATCAGCTAGATCAAGGCCAATTTCTCAATATAAATTAAATGGAGAGTTTATTAAAAATTGGGATAGTATTGCTGATATTCGTAGATATTATAAAATAAATAATAGTCATATATCGTCAGTCTGTTCTAATAAGAGAAAAAGTTGTTATGGATATATTTGGAAATATACAAAAAAAGAAGAGAACTCAGGAGATGGACTTCAAGGTATGGGAGGAATGATGTAAGTTTATACATATGAATATACAGATAAAATTTGATGCTGAACTCTTAAAGCATCTCACTAAATTCCAAAACATAACAGACGAAGAGATCGAACAATTGGCATCAGAAGGTGAAGGATTAGACGCTGAACAAGCATTGCTACTACACCTTGAGAGAGACTTTGTTCGATCTTTCAATAAAGCAGTGGTAGAAGAATTATCAAAACTAAAAAAACCAAACATGGAAGTTACAACAGAAAATGCAGAAGTAGTCTCAAAGAAAAAAAGCAAGTACAACACAACAGACTTGGATCCTGAACACACCTTTGAGAGGCATGTGTACCATAGAGACCAGTTTGCTCACTACCTTCGTTGGACTCACGTTCTAAACCAAGCAACAATAGGTGAGACTAT